ACAGGACTATCAATAAGTTTTAAAATATTATAATAATTCATGGGACGAGAAGTCATTGGTGTTCCCGTTAATAACCAAAGTTTTTTAATGTTTTTGGTAACATCCATTATAATCTTTGTTCTTTGAGCCTGAGCGTTTGAAACATAATGTGCTTCATCAATAATGACCAAATCAAATTTTGAATTAAGGATTATTGAGTTTTCTTTATCTTTTGGGTCGTGGAAGTTTTTAAGGATATCGTAGTTTACAATTACATAATCGGCTAATTCAAACTTCTTACCCTCACAGATATAAACCGATTTGTCGGTATAGTTTTTAATTTCTCTTTCCCAATTTATTTTAAGAGACGCAGGACATATGATTAAAACTCTATTCGCACCACTTTCTAATGAAGCAATCACCGCAGAAGTGGTCTTACCAAGTCCCATATCATCGGCCAAAATGAACTTATCGTTCTTTAATAATTTTTCTATAGCTTCTTTTTGGTGAACAAGTGGTGGACGGTTTTCATATTTTGTGTAATCAACATCAACCAAGTTTTCGGTGTATTGTTTAATAACCGCAGCTTTCGGTATCCAAAAATCATGAATGGTCTCAGCACTAAAAATCTTACCCCAAATGTGATATGATTTATCTTTCTCAATTAAAATTTTCTCAACGTAGATTTTATCAGGTTCCTTAATGAACGGATTGTCCTCAACGAGTTTTTGAGAAAAGTAAGAATCAATCTCGACCCATTTCTTGGCAACTTTTGGAACTACTAAATTGTAATCAATAACATAATCACATTGAGCTCTCGTTGGAAGATACTTCTTATTTGAATCAATCTGTTTTTTTAATTTAAGGATATAGTTATTTGACCCCTGATAATTTTCAAGAATAGATATTGCTTGTTGTTCAACACTTAAATGTCCTGTAGAAGTTGTCAAATTATTTTAATTAACTATACAACTATAATAATAATCAAAAAAGAAATATTTATCAATATGTCAAACAGAATAGTTCCAATAACAAGATTAGGCAAATTTTTCGGAGGGGAAGATTATAATTTAGATATTAGTATGGGGCGCGAATGGCTAGAGGGAGATATGAACTTTACACTTATATTGTATAAAGTTGATAAAAAGAAAACAAATGTTGATGATGTGTATGGTGAAACTCAAGAAGATGGAATTAAATTTTTACCTCCTGTTGAGTTTAAAGCATATCTACAAATTGTTGCTCCTGAAAATAAATTTCTTGGGTCAAGTAAAATTAATCAAATGGAACCTGGTAATGCCAGAATTTCTGTTTACCAAAAACATTTAGAGGAATTAGATATTGACATTGAACTTGGGGATTATATTGCTTATTACGAAACTGAAAATCAGGTTAGATACTATGTGGTTAACAACGATGGTCGTGTAGTGTCAGATAATAAACATACATATGGTGGTTATAAACCATTTTACAGAACAATTAACGCATCACCTGTGATGGAAAACGAATTTAGAGGATTATAATGTTACCAAAAATAAAAAAAACTTTACCATTAACTTATCCTCCTGTTGGTTATGAAAGAAGAGAACAACTTCTTGAAGACATTAACAAAGACGGAACTTACTTACCTAAATCATTATTACATGAAGATTTAGATAGAGGGTTTTTAGATTTTATAAAAAATGATTTAAAAACTGTGGTTTCAGGTAAAGTTGTTAAAGTAGTAGATATTTTGATGACAACTCAGAATTGGTCTCAGTTTACACAAACTTGGGATTTTAATAACATTGATAAAAATGTCCAACCTCCATTTATTACAACTGTTAGAACACCTGAAGTTAAGTTTGGTACTTTACCATCATTAAGATATAATATTCCTAATAGAAAACAATATTATTACGCTGCGGTTCCAACATGGGATGGACAAAGAAAAGGTATGGACATTTACACCATCCCACAACCTGTTCCTGTTGATATAAAATACTCTGTTAAAATAATTTGTAACAGAATGAGAGAATTAAATAAATTCAACCAAATTGTAATTGAAAAATTTGCTTCAAGACAAGCTTATACTCAAATTAAAGGTCATTATATTCCAATACAACTTGATGAAATTTCTGATGAGTCAGTTATGGACATTGAAAAAAGAAGGTATTATATCCAATCATATAGTTTTACTTTACAGGGATTTTTACTTGATGAAGAACAGTTTGAAGTTAAACCGGCAATTAGTCGTTCATTAGTGTTGATGGAGGTTAATCCAAGGAATACAAGACGAAGAGTTAAGAAATATCCTCCAAATCCTGATAGAATTCCTTTAAATATTTCTTACCCTATTGGGACTACGGCATATACCCAAACATTTGAGTATACCTCAAATATTAAATTAATTGACGCTGAAAATATTGCGTCGTATTCAATGTATATTAATGGACTTTTTTATGGGACAGATATACAACAACTTATTGCTGGAGAAATACAAATTAATACTAATGATGTATTAACAATTGATATTATTAAATCAAATAATGCTCAACCATCGAATTTCCAACTTGAGTCAATATTGATTTAATTTTCTCCGTAGATATCCCTTTTTTCAGTACAGTTTAATTCAATAAGTTTTTCAATAAACTTATGAATTTTCAACCCATGCTTTAAACAATGTTTTTTTAATAACAAATGTGATTCTTCAGATATCTTAAGGTTCTTTATTTTCAAGGTAGAAAAAAGTAAGATTTTATTCTTACTAATCAATAAATAGTTATTTAGACCAATAGTTTTTCAAGTTTTACAGAATATTTATTAATAAATAAATTTTAAACAATTAAATTAAAAAATGGCAACAGCAAACAAAGTATTCGTTTCTCCAGGTGTTTATACCTCAGAGAGAGATTTATCTTTTGTTTCACAAAGTGTTGGTGTAACTACTTTAGGTATTGTGGGAGAAACTCTTAAGGGTCCTGCATTTGAACCTTTATTCATCACTAATTATGATGAATTCCAAACTTATTTTGGAGGTACGTTACCTGAGAAATTTGTGAATACACAAATCCCAAAATATGAGGCAGCATATATTGCTAAATCATATTTACAACAATCTAATCAATTGTATGTAACAAGAATTTTAGGTCTATCAGGTTATGATGCAGGACCATCTTGGTCAATAACCACAATTGCAAATGTTAATTGCAGTACGGTTGGAATTACAGGAGGGACATCTTTCTCTATTAATTTCACAGGTTCAACTGCGTCTACATCATCTGTGAGATTTACCTCATCGGTTCCAAGTGTAATAAGTGGAAACACATATTATACTAACGCTTACACACAATTTGATGGTGGAACATCTACGATTTTAGGTGATTTACAAACACAATTATATAATATTTTAGTTACTAATAGTACATCAGGAACTTCGGCTTATTATTTTGGACCAGTTTCAGGTACTCAGGTAACTGCAAATATTGCTGCGGGTTTAACTGCATCAACTAATGTATTTGATGTTAACAGTATAACCGCATCAACAATTAACTATTGTTCAGGAACAAATGACGCTTGGTTCTACGCGAATTTCGTTCCACCAACTAATGGTAATGCATATTATGGTAACTCATATTATACAAGAGTTTCTTCATTATCGGGAACATCAGGTGCCTATAGCGGTAGTGTATCAGGTTTCTATTACGGATTTTCAGGTACAAGTTATTCAGGATATAATAATCTTGTTGTTGCAACTTTACGTTCAAGAGGTATTACTCAATACTCAACAACTTTACATGGACCTCAATATCAAGTAACAGGCACTTCAAATGTAACAATGATTGGTACTGGTAGTTACTCAGGAATAAGTCAAAATCCTTACTCAACTTTTTTAATTTCAGGTAAAACTTATAATAATAACACATTTAGTTTTGAAACATCATTTACAACATCAAAATCTAACTACATCAGTAGTGTATTTGGTGTTGAAAACTTCGCTAAAGACAGAACTGAAGTACCTTTATTTGTTGAAGAAAGATATTCAACAATGTTGGATTATGCTTATAGTCAAGGTTATATTCGTGGATTAAATGCTAATAACTTTATTTCTTTAGGTGATGCAAGAACTTCAACAAATCTTGATACAACTGGTTTCTATTTAGAAAGATACCAAACTCCGTCATCTCCTTGGGTTGTCTCTGAACTTAGAGGTAATTTAGTTTATAAATTATTCCGTGTTTATACTATTCCTGATGGAAATGCCGCAAACAGAGAAGTTAAAATTTCTATTGCAAATATTTCATTTAACAATGGAACATTTGATTTGATAGTTAGAGATTTCTATGATACTGATGCTAACCCAACAGTTATGGAGAAATTCACTAATTGTACATTAGATGCAACAAGTAACAGTTATGTGGCTAAAAAAGTTGGTTCTATTGACGGTGAATACGCAATTCTTTCTAAATATATTATGTTAGAAATGAATGAAGAAGCTCCGTTAGATGCTCTTCCTTGTGGATTTGAAGGTTTTATAACAAGAAGTTATACTAACGGTACATCTCCTTTCCCAATTTATAAAACACACTACGCAATCCCTGGTGAAATAATTGCTAATCCTCCATTTGGTAATTCTGCTGGTAGTGATAACGCAATCACTAGTCCTGGTGATAATAAAAGAAGAACTTATTTAGGTATTTCATCTTCAGTAGGTGTTGATGCTGATTTCTTCGACTATAAAGGAAAACAAAGACCGATTGGTGATTTGTGTGAAGAAGGAACTTACAATAACTGGCCAAACACAACAAAAGGTTTCCACATGGATAGTGGAGCAACTGTTGTAATGGTAAGCGGTATGACACAATTTGAAGTTGGTGACGGTTCATTTAGTTCTGAACCAACAGATGCAGAAAATCCATATTACTTCTTATACTCAAGAAAATATAGTTTCTTAGTACAAGGTGGTTTTGACGGATGGGACATTTATGAAGAAAAACGTGGTAACGGTGATTCATACATGTTAGGTCAAACAGCTTTCAAAGCTGGTTTTTGTCCACAAGCACCATATCCAACATCAACAGGATGGGGTTCATTTAAAATCATCACTATTGAGGATGGTACAAGAAGTTATGGTAATACTGACTATTATGCATACTTGTTAGGTATTAGAACATTTGCTAACCCTGAGGTTACAAATATAAATGCTCTTGTAACACCTGGTGTTGATTATGTTAATAATAGTGGATTAATCGAGTCGGCTATTGACATGATAACAAATGAAAGAGCGGATTCAATCTACGTTTGTACAACTCCTGACTTTAACCTATTACAAAACTCAACTTCTATGGATAATTTAATTTACCCACAAGAGGCAGTTGATAATTTAGAACAAACAGGAATTGACTCTAACTACACAGCCACTTACTACCCATGGGTTCTTACTCGTGATACTGTAAACAATACTCAAATCTATTTACCAGCAACGGCTGAAGTTACTCGTAACTTAGCATTAACTGATAATATAGCCTTCCCATGGTTCGCGACTGCGGGTTACACAAGAGGTATTGTAAATGCGGTTAGAGCAAGAAAGAGATTAACTCAAGAAGATAGAGACACTCTTTACAAAGGAAGAATTAACCCAATCGCAACTTTCAACGATGTTGGAACTGTAATTTGGGGTAACAAAACTCTTCAAATTGCGGATTCAGCGTTAAATAGAATTAACGTTAGAAGATTGTTGTTACAAGCTCGTAAATTGATTTCTGCGGTGGCTATCAGATTGTTGTTTGAACAAAATGATAACACAGTAAGACAACAATTTCTTGACTCTGTTAATCCAATCTTAGACGCTATCAGAAGAGACAGAGGTTTATACGACTTCCGTGTAACAGTACAAAATACTCCTGAAGACTTAGATGCTAACCAATTAGTAGGTAAGATTTATATCAAACCAACTAAAGCATTAGAGTTCATCGATATTGAGTTCTTGATTACACCAACAGGAGCGTCTTTTGAAGACATCTAATTAAATAAAATTTAAAAAGACCCTCACAGAAATGTGGGGGTTTTTTATTTACATAATATTTATAGATATGAAAATGTTTTTAGTAGAAAAATTTGAAGAAGAAATTACACCCGATTTAAAGTATTACGCTTTTGACTGGGATGATAATATCCTTACTATGCCAACACAAATAATACTTCGTACCGAAGATAATGAAGAAGTTGGTATGTCCACGGAAGATTTTGCGGAATATCGTGTAAAGGTTGGAGTTGAACCTTTTGAATATAAGAAAAAAACTATTGTAGGGTTTGCTGATGACCCGTTTAGGAACTTTGGTACCAAAGGTGATAAAAGATTCATCATAGACGCAATGATGGCTAAAATAGGTCCTGCATGGGACGATTTTGTGGAAGCAATTAACGGAGGGTCAATTTTTTCGATTGTCACAGCAAGAGGACATTCACCATTGGCTTTACGTAGAGCAATCGAAAATATGATTGAAACAAATTTTAAAGGAATATCTAAAAAAGAATTGGTTAAAAACTTAAGAAAGTTTAGAAAATTTGCGGGTGAAGAAGATATGAAGGATAAAGAACTTATAAACGCT